CCCAAAGATGGTTGATTACGAATGGTTGCGCGCCGATGCGGCGCACTTTTGGGCCGTAGCGTTCTCCTACGCTTTGTAAGTCACCTCCTACAACCGCATACGCTGGCGTCGGTTTCGCCGCGCTCTGGATGCGAATATACGACGTTTGACAGAATGGTAACCGAGCAGATCCCGCGCTTTGAGTTCGATCTGCGATGTCATCGTAGCTAGTCGCGCCTTCTGCTAGCTTTGCTAATGCGAATGCTGCGACGCGATCCGAACCCGGGAAGAAGTACGGCGCGCCCTTTCCCTTTGCGATAACGACCCGGCCTCCATCGAACAGCTTCTTCAGCGTGCTATCGTCGAGAGCAGCGACCGCTGAAGCGTAGCGCCGACCTATGTTTGCGAGGTACGGACGCAGATGTCGTGCTTGCGCTGCGTTTGAACAGCTCAACGTCGCTGGGTCTGCTGTGTATAACGTTCCTAGTCCTCGATCGCGCCAGCACACGCCCAGCTTACGCATGAACTCCATCTCTTGGGCAGCTAGTCTTGTGTCGCGTCGCTCTAGCGGGCTGATCCAGTCCTGAAGCAGCGCTTGAGCGTGCTGCGTGACGGTCGACCAGTCTGAAGTCGAATCGTAAGCGAAGGCGAAGCTGTGATCCTCAGCCGTGAAGGAGTAGTCGGCATACGTCTGCACGAGTGAACGCGGTAGCCTGTCTTTGGCGAGTGAACGTGTTTGCATAGGAATAGAGGATGGCGCGGCTTGACAACCGCGCCACCCTTCCTTTCATGTCAGGAGGCTACTGGTTTCTTGACTTCTTCGTCGATAGCGGTCGGCAGCGCCGGCGCTTGAGGTACCAGCAAGTTGACGTATGCGTCGATCGACCCGTAGCTATCCGGGAGCGTCAGTTGGTCATCGAAAAGTACGTGCCCGTCGCGTTTGAGCATGTCGCGCAACTCACCCATTTCGTCGTACCATTCGAAATCGCCGATGGTAGCGATAGCCACCGGGAAGCGTAGAGGCCAGCCTGATTCGCGGTACAGGTACTGGTTGACCGGTGATACGTCGACGTTCTGTGCGCCGTAGCCGGCGAGCAGTAGCTCTTGAGCTGCGGTTGGCTGCCCAGCATGTGTCCACGTGTCCCAGTCCGTACGTAGATAGCTGCCGTTTGCGAGTTGGCGAGACGTACGCGACACAGGATCCGCGTACCAGTGGGTGACGTAGCCTTTACTGCTCGCTTGCCGATACACAGCCAGCACCGCGTCGCCAACTGGGTCAGCCACGCGCCCGTCGTAGAACCGCACTTCCGCGCCCGTCTCGCCCA